TTTTAGCAAAGTTAGCATCAGTTGCATTTTTAGTTATCATATCTAACATATTTCTAGTTGCTCCTATGATAAATGCTTCAGTTTCACCATCACTAAATTTTTCAAATCTTTTAGCAATTTCTTCTGGAGAGAATTTTCTAAAATCTTTTTTACCTAGCTCTAAAGCATTTATAACTTCTATTTCTCCGGCAAAAACTTTTCTAGCTTCTTTATAAGCTGATTTTCCATCTACTTCAGTCACTTCATCAATAATCTTTACATATTGATCTCTTAATTTTTTCAATGCAGTTCCTTGATTGCCTTTACCTGCTTTAAATAAACGATTTATTTCTTCGTCTAACCCTCTTTTTAAATAATCTAAAGTTCTTACATCAGGTAACACTTCAGCTTTACCGTCTACTATTTTATAAGGAGTTAATGCGAATTTACTTCCGTCACCGCCTGCTAATATATCAGCATCTACTTCAGTTTGAGAAATTTTCTTAGCATTAGCAAATGCTCTTTTAAATTGAGGATTATTCTCTAAAAGGTCTAAT